CGGCGAGTTCCTGCGTATATTTTGTGTCGAGAGCTGCAACGTCACGCTGGCGAGTCTGCATGTCTTTAACCGTTAACTGCGATAGCTTTAGCTCATTCTCTGCTAACAGGGCGCGGTCATAGTTGCTGCGGGCTATCTTCGCAGTGACGACAAGTAGTGCAATGAGCATTGCGGCTACGATGACTCGCCAGTGTTCGGCTATGGCTTTCCATATCATGACAGGAACAGAGATTTCTCTGCCTCACGCCTCCGCGTCAGTCCCGCCAACTCTTTACCGCCAGCCTTGTTCCACTTTGGAAATTCCGCAGCCGCCCCAGCATAGTCACCGGCATTCAGCTTCTTCAGCAGAGTCGAACCTTTCAGCGCATTGACGCCAAGGTTGTATGCGAAATCTACCAGGGAATCGAACTGGTTTTGATTAACCGCCACGGTCACCAGATTAGTTACGCCCTTCTCGTACTGAGAAACACCCTCAGCAAGCAGGATGTTGGCTTTCTGCTGCGTGATAGTCATGCCTTTTGCAACAGGCTTACCATCCACTGGCTGAGTCCATCCGTAGCCGATCGTCCAGACGCCGACGCTGTCCTGATACGCCTGTAGCTTGCATCCTTCAAACTGCTTGATGAGGGTGATACCGTTATTGCTGATTTGCATTTCTGATACCCGTGATTCGTTCCCAGAAGAAGCTGAGCGCCACGCTACCCATTGTCCCGGACATTCCGGATACTACGAGCACGTAGTAGATACTCAGGCCCGATTCGATGCTGATAAGCCCACCAATCAGCCCGGCAAATCCAGATACAGCAACCTGAGCGAAAGCAGCCACCCAGCTCCATGCAGTTTTATTTGTTTTGGTGTCGATGATGTACTTCACAAAGCCGCCATAAATAGACATTGCAGCTATGAGCACCCACACGAGCAACCCATATGAGCCGGGGTCTTTATTTGGCATACGCATTTCTCTCACCTCGCCAGTTTGCGGGTGCTGTTCTGTGTAGTTGGGAAAGCGCCACTCATGCCACGGCACGTTATCTATGAGTGAAAGTGATTGATGGATGACTGGCGCTAAATGGGAAGAAATACTTCTTGTGCATAATCATTTTTTGATTATACTATTAATATCGAAAACACATTGAGGAAATAGAAATGAAACTCTTCCACGGTTCATACAGCAAGACTGCACCGGCTATCAAAATCGGTGAGTTTGCTATGTCCGGTGACAATGTGTTTGATGGGATATTTGCTTGTGCTGATGCTGATGTGGCTGGCTCACATGGCGACTTTGTTCATGCATATAACGTGAGCAACATCGCTGATAACGCAGCCTTAAACTCTCGCATTGATGAAGTTGTGACTTTCCTGGCATCAGAAATTGAAGCTGACGAAGAAACTATCAACTCACTGGCTAACGCAATTGCTGATGATGAATGTGACGCAGAATATGCCGACTACCTCACTCCCCGATCTTGCGCTGACGAATTCGCCGCAGCTTCATGGGAAATGCAGCGTTTGCGTGGCCGCGTGGCCGCCCATCTCGGTTTTGATGCCGTTGAAATGGAAGATGAGCACGGAACCAGCTATTTAATCGTAAACCCACAAATCATTGCGGAGTAAAGATATGAGCCTCACCGACTACATCAACCTGCACTTCGCTGGCAATAAAGCCGAGTTCGCCCGACGCATGGAGGTTCTACCGCAGCAGGTAACAAAATGGATTAACGATGACTGGATTGTTGTCGGCCACATTCTTTACAGCCCGCGCCGTTCCGTTCCTGAGAATGGGGCGTGATCCAGAAATGCAAAAGGCCCCGCATTAGCGAGGCCTCTTAATTTGGTAGCTACGTAAATAAGTCACACATACGGCAGCTTACCTTGTAATAGTGGCTCATTGGCTCAAACGAGTCAACCAGTTATTTGATATTTCTCTCACGTTAGCAACACGTTTTCGCTCGTTAAGTGCAGGTTTGAGCTTTTGGAATATCATCCACTGAGAAGCAGACAGTATTTGGTCAATTTCTCTTCGACATGTGACAAGTGATGGCGGCCTGATTGATTCGCCTCCCCTGCCTGACATTTTGCGGGGAATTGCGCACTTGTGGTAGTAAGCTGCAATTGCTCGCTTGGATGACAGGTGAACATAGTAGCTAAGAAGAATACCAAACGCTTTTTTATCAATGCACATGACGGAATCTACGACCTGAGAAATCAACATTCCGTCATCGTCATTGCACATTGGTCTGTCTGGATAGCGCTGTGGTTCTACTGTCGCCATGTACTGAGCTATAACGCTGCTCATGCGCTTTTCCAGTCTTCCGCTATAAACCCATGCCCCCCACTGCTCTAACCAGCTATCCAGCCAATCAGCTTGCTCTTTTGTCAGGCTTAGCTCTGTAACCTTCATGCTGCTTGCTCCCGTTGCTTTAAAAGTTGTCGAGTCTTTTCCCGATAAAGCTTCGCAAGTTCCTGCAATTCCTCTCGCGTCCATTTGATTACGGGATGCGGCCCCATCAGGCGGTCGAAAGCTTCCTGCCCGATTTTTTCAATCAGCCGTGGCGTGTAGTTTTCGATATTCCCGGACAGGTGCTGATTGCACGGAACACATTGCTTGTGGCAATTGGTTTCGTCGTAGCGAGTGGCGGGCGATGCGCCACGGGTTCGGTAGTGACCTGCGTCATACTTTCCTTCGTGATAGCGACCACAGCTAATGCATGGCTCTGCGATATCACGGGTTCGAATGTATTCGTTGAAGGCGGCTTGAGTTTGTTTGTGGAAGTGACTGAGGGGCTGTACTGCTAACTTGCGGACTTTTAAACTTCGTCGTTCCTGTTGGGCCTCATCCTTTCGCCGTCGCTCTGCTTTCTGTATCGCGCTCTGACGGTCTTTCTCTCTCTTGGCTAGTGCTATTACGGTTCCACACTCTGCGCTACACCAGGTTTGATTTGAGAAGGCTGGATGAAACCATTCCCGGCACTCAGGATTCTTACACCGCTTTCTGGGCTTCCTCATCGCTATCTCCATTCGGTTTAGTTTCTACATACGCCTCATGAGCGCACTCATCACAAAAATACGTCTCGCCATTTAACGACTTCGTACACTGAGCGCAATATCCTGCTGCTGCATTACTGTTGCGCTGGTAGGTGATGACTTGTTGCGGCGTCATAGTCATCTTGGAACCTCAACCTCTGCACCAGAATCAATCAGCAGTGCGCGGTGTAGACGTTGAAATGCGACCTCCAGCTCTCGCTTTGCTGACATGACGACATACTCCTTTCCTGACTCGTTGTAGGTTTCGTGTTTGGCTAATTCCTTTTGCGCTTGTGACAGGCTCCACTTAGCTGCTTCAAGCTCATCTTTCACGGTTGATAGCGTCATGCTCTTGTCCTTCTCATGCGGTCCCATTTAGCGCGCAAGAGTCCGTAGACATAATCGAATGTCTGAACCTGGCTTTCTGTTGGGATTGGCTTTGGTTTATTGCGGGAGCGTTTGGTGGGCTTGAATATCGATGCATCCATTACGGCTACTATGCTGCTCTTTCGCAGGCGCATGCCTCCCTCCCTGCTATTACGGCCCCGTATTCCATCAGCAAATCACGCTCTACAAAGCTGACATTGCATACGCCCAGCATGTGCGGATTCCAGATCAGAAGCATTGAACCTTTGTTATTACCGTTCACTGGTTTGCCGGTGTCAGCTCGGACAAAAGAAAGGCGACCACCAGTGATAAAGCGGATTTCACTGCAGGTGCGCTTTGCCTCATTGAACCAGCCAACCGATGTATCTGCAGGAACCAACATCACCGCGCCATGCTCATCGCTATCTATCTGTGATGCTTTGCGCACCCATGGTGTGATGTCACTGTAGGGCGGGTTAATCCAGATATAACCAGGCGGGAAATAAATGTCCCATTCGGTTTCCAGTGCGTTTTGCTCTTCAGTCAGATAGAGCGGAAAGAGATGATTTGCAACGCTGGCGGCCGCATCCCCAACAAAGTGAAATTCCTTGTTTAGCGCGGCGGCTATCTCTGGCGGTGTTCGCCATAAATTACGAATGTCGATCGGAGTGTTACTGCCTGTGAAATCGGTCATGCCGCTCTCCTTCGTTTATCGCCAAAGCGCTGCTCAAGCTCTTCAGCAAGCCTTGTTTCTTCACTCCATTTAACGTCACGCTCAGATCCGAACGCATAAGCACACTCAATTACATCGACCATTTCGCGGATTGTCATTTTGCTGGTAGAAAGCCCCAACACTACGAAACCGCCATTGATGCCCGGAACTGTTTTCTGGCCCTTCAGCGCGGCGGTAATCACGTGCTTCCACTCTTCAGGCGTCAGCCAGTTGGCGTACCACTCAACCTGTTTTGAAATGTCAGTCAGCATCGCCCACATTTTGTCGTTCTGGGCAATGGTACGAGTCATTTCGGTGATGGTGATAACGAGAGGTCGGTGTAGGTCGGTAGGTAGGTCGCGGATTATCTGGATGACGTTTTGTTTCTGCGTATCAGTCCGCAGGTAATACTTTGGTTTTTTGCTCACTGTTCACCTCGATAGCTTTCTCCAGACACGACAGCGCCGCCTCAACGATTTCTCGCTGATGGTTGCTTAGTCCTGTTTCGTGGAGAGAGTCGATTAAATCAAAAGCGCGGCGGGTATAGTCAGGTCGTAGTTGGTGGATTGTGGCTGTCATGTATGCCCCTATCCCTTCTTGCTGCCAAATATTGAACACAGAGCCAGCATTCCTGCAGCCATAATCAACAGGCCAAACACTGTTTCTGCAAGCATAAATAACAGACCTATGAACATGTCGTAGGACATGATTCCTCCAGTTGTGCGCGGGCCAGCCATCCAACCCACACAGTTGCTGTATAGGCAAACACATACCCTCCCCGCCTATCTTTCTCAATTCTATGCCCCTTGCTCTCACACCACGCTTCAAACTTCGCCCGCTCTTCATCAGGCTTTAGTGATTTGTTTGTCATAAATCCTCCATAAAATTAAGGCCCGCGGTTTGCGAGCTTGTTATTCGATTTCCGTTAATGAGTTAATGGTCA